ATCTGCTGATTCTGCAACAAATTTTTGCTGTGAAAGTGTACTAATTCCTAAAGTTGCCATTTGTAATTGTAATTCTTGTATTTCTGCTGATTGTGCTTCAAATGCACTTGCGGCTGGCTCTACATAATAGATTTTATTTCCTGGTTGAGTTGCCATTGCATAGTTAACACTTATAGCCATATCTTTCGTTTGATCATCCCATCCCTCCATTACCAATAAAGGCTGTGAAGCAACGTGCAAACTATGAATCAAGTCAGCTTGACGCTGGAAATGAGCCAAATTTAAGTACGCAATATCTAATAACGGTGGTTTACTTGTCATCGTGTCTGTTTTTCCTGCATAAACAGTTACTAACGGTATTTCACCTAACGAAAACTCACCTGATTCGACCAATTCATAATCTTTTTCATTAGCAGGAGAGTCAAAATTACCTGCAAAACTTTCATCTTGCGTGTACATATCCTTTGTTGTCTCTTTTTTCCTAAAAATCTTGTATTGACCAGGCTCAATTACCCTGATTTGATCAAAAACCTTTTCTCCAAAATCTCCTTCAGGTACAACAGCTTGTTCTGCAATTCTCACCTGTATCAATTTCCCATAATTAACCTCTCGATCTAACCTCCAACCATGAATATTTGCTGGATCAACTTCAATCCAATACGGTCTACGGTTTTGATTTCTTTCTTCTGCAAGACTTTTTGCTCCTGTAGGAGCAGGAAAATCAACAAGGGTATTGCTATGACCATAGGTCAACGCACAAATTAATAATCTTCTTGCATATTCATCTAAATCCGATCCACAACCATCAACATCTTTAACAAATACATCTGTCCAATAAGGATCACCAATAACAGTAATTGGCTTACGCAGAATCAAACCTGTTGCAGCTCTAACTAATCGTTGCGTATAAGGAGAAAAAACAGAACGGTTAACTCTTGATAAATATGCGTCATAATCTTCCCTTGGTTCTAACGGTAAAAACGCTTCAGAATTTTCTCTTAAATATTCCGTTCCATAAGTCACAGCTTTCATTATTTCCCATGATTTCGTCATATCTAAAACTGCTCTAGTCTTAGAAAATGGATTATCACCCCCACCTAGATAGGTTTGGCTAACAACATTTGTACGCAGTGCCCCTGGAACTGAGTATGTCATCTAACTTTTAACTTTTAACATTACAAATAGTCTAAACGGTCTTGCTTTATTAGCTCACCATTTCGTTTTATTTGCCCAATATGCAGCACTCATCTTTCCTTTAGCAATATTTGCAGCGTGTCTAGCTTTAAATGATCGCCTTCTTGCTTTATCTTTTTCGCTTTGTGGGTTTTTTCCTGCTCCACTAACGCCTTGCTGTCCAAAACGTATCAATTTTACTTGATCTCCTTGCTTTGCTAAGACTGCATGAGACTTAGTTGCATGACCAGGTGTTCTTTTGGGCTTGTTATACCCACTAAATTTTTCTTTACCTCTTGTAACTGTCATTTTTTCTTCTTTTTAGCTGTTTTTGCTGCTTTTTTAAAATCTGATGCACTTGGAGCACCTTTACTGCCAGGTTTTCTCATCTTTTCTCCACTACCAGCCGCAATACGTTTCTTTTTTGCAGCAATATTGGCATATAAACCTTTCTTCTTTGGTCTTCCTTTCTTACTTCCGTAGCTTCCTTTTCCAGTTGGCATGGTTTTAGTAAATTCTGTACCCAGTTTGACCTAAAGTTTCAGGTTTTGCCAAGTTGAACTGTTGTAAACATAAGTACCCGAAAGCATCAAAAGCATGATCAACACCAAGATTTTTATTCGGTAAACCTGTATTTGGGGCATAAGTCAGAGTTCTTAATGATTTAATTAATTCCTTACAACGAGGATGAATAAATGTCCTCCTAACACTATTTGCATCATATAAAGCAGTATTAACAGCAGTAATCTTATCTCTTATCTTCCAAGGTGCTCTAGGACTTGAAACATTAAATCCACTTCTTCTCAAAATGCTGTGATCTGTTGCACCCACACCTGAAGTTTTTCTAGCACCACCTGTGGGGTCAGGACAAGCAACAATTCTTCGATCTACTCCATACCTCCTCGTAACTTCTTCTGCAAAATCCCATGTCGTAGCTCCTCCTGTCATGATTATTTCATCAAAGACATATAGCGTATCGTCTTTTTTAACAGCACAAATACCAGACATCGGGTCTACGTTAAAGTCAACACCCAGCAACAGAGGCATCACATTTATATCCTCCGCAACTGTCGAAATATTGTCATCTCCAAAGCTAATAGCCACCAATCCACTTAAATTCTCAAAGCTAGCCTCAAATTCCTGTCGAAACGTCCTCCCATCCAACTGTGCCCTAGCTGCTTCAACTTCATCTTCTGGGACATTACCCCCCTCAATTGTCGTATAACACCACCTCTTCCACTCATCAGTAGGATCTTCCTTGCAATAACACCATAAATCATAAAACCAACTAGCTGTCCCATCAGGCGTACTAATAAATAACGCCCACCCTTGTTTATCAGCTAACGCAGGCCGTATTACCTCAAACCATACCTCTGCATCCATAAATGCAGCCTCATCTAACACAACCCCCGATAAACTCCTCCCCCTCAATGCCATCGCATTCTCAGTTCCCTTCAACTCAATAGTCGATCCATTTATCAATTCCAACCTCAAATCAGTCTCATTCTTACTTTCAATCCATACCTTCGGAACCAATTTCTTCAATGCCTTCCACGCAATATCTTTCGCCATCCTGTAAGTCGGAGCACAATAAAAAAATGTCTCACCAGGCCGATCAATTGCTCCCTTCAACAGCTCAATACAACTTAAATAACTCTTCCCAAACCTCCTCCCAGCAACTAACACCCTAAACCTTCTTTCATCATTGAACACCTGCCCCTGTGCCCACCTCAAATTAATATCTAACCCCGATTGTGCGGTTTTAACTGTCATAACCTATTATCCTATACATAGTCATTAGATTCGTAATCGTGGCAAAGCCTAAAGACCCTGACCAGATAATACTTAAAAGACAACAACAACTCTATCGCAGACAAACTGAAGGTCTTCCTGCTAGAGCTCTCGTCGTCGATCATGCCAAAATATACGGCATCTCCGAACGCTCCGCTTGGGATGATTGGAAACAAGTAAAACTTTGGAACGATGAAGATTGGTCTAAAGATAGAGAAAATATGATCTCTCGCATTCAAACAATGCGTCTTCGTGCCATCGACAAGGCTATGAAAAAAGGTCAACTCCAAACTGTCCAAACTCTCCTCGCCGACTTAGGCAAAGTTGTAGGCGAAGCTGAAGAAGTTATAAACATCAAAGCTCCTGAGTTATCTATTAGGGTAGAGAATAAAAAATCTTAGTTTCGAGAATATATTTAGGTTCCCCCACCTAGGATAAAAATTTCTAGATTTTCCTACCTTACCCCTACCTTTTTTGTGGGTAAGCTTGCCGCCTTTTAGGTCGGTTAAAATTTTCTAGCGTGTAAATATAACCTTCAGTTTTGGCAGTCTTACGGCCAAACTGCCTCACAATTTGGGAGAGTAGGAAAGAGATCTAAGAAAATAACCATTTTGGGAGAGCTGCAACCGAACAAACCGAAAAAAGATCCCTAAAACATAATTGTTAACTTTTATCAATAATAAATCTAATAATCTATTAGGTTAATCAAAACCGACTAAAATTAAAAATGAGAAAGAAATTTTTTCTTTCTAAACAAACAAAAAACAAACCAAAAACAAAATGGCAAAGTTTTCTGAAATCAATCCAAACACCAAAAAAGTTTGGAGATTGCAAGAACTACATGATGCATATTCTGACTCTCAACTTCATGTAATTGCATTGCAAGGAACAGTTTCAAAGTTAGAAACAAAAGTAGATCTTAAATACAATTGGTCTACGGTTTGTAAAGCAGCTCAATCACTAGCAAGCGAAAGAGCAAAAGCAGATACAAAAAAAGTTACTCGTTCACTTTGGAAAGATGCAAAATCAGTTTATTCTGAATTATCTTTTGAACTAGTAAATCATCCTAGTAAATAGGATTAATTAGATAGAGAATTTAATTATTCTCTATCTTTTTTTTGTTCAATTATCTTTTTTAAAAAATGACACCAACAAAATTAAAAGATTCAGTTTTAGATCAATTAGAAGACTACACAAGAAACATGAATAAGGAAGACATTTTAAAATCTTTCATTAGTTTTTTGCCACAGTCTCAAATTGAAGAATTAAAAGATTCATTAGATAGGGATTACTTCTAATGAAAAATGAAATAAACCGATTAAACAAGAACATAGAATCTATTAATCATTTAATAGATTCTTGTATTTTACATAATGAGTTAAAACTAAAAAAAACAACTATTGAGGATTTAAAAAGTACTCATATGTTGATAAAAAATAGAGTTAACCATTTAAAAAAAAGAAGTACTCAATTAAAGTTTTATTGGACTAACTGGAATGAGAAAGAAGTTATTTGGGATAAAGAACATACAGAAATAAAATTAGACAATGAAAGGGATAGAATCGGTTATATTTGGAAATTTAATTTTAACAATAACTATGGTTTAAGTGTTGCCAGGCATTCAAATAGTTATCAGTCTGAAGAAGGATATTTTGAAACATTTAAAACAGTAAATGGAAAGATAATTCATAAAGAAGAAAGAATATTGAATAAAAAAGAAGTAATAGAAAGAATTAAAGAAATAAAACTACAAACCTTACCACTTTAAACAAACAAACTATTTTTTTTATTATGGAAAAAACAAACCCTTACACAAATAACGGTTTTAAAAATAGAACTGATTATTTAAACAGTTTAAAAGAGGATTATCCTGGTAATGCAGTAGATTTATTAAGTGATATTTTAGGGCCTGATGAGGATTTTGACGGGTTAGTAACTGACTTAAGAGACTATCAAGAGTTAGGAATGTTAGAAGGGTTAGAAGTATGAAACTAACTGAAAAGCAAATTGATTTAATGGCAAGTGATTTATTAATTTATCATGAGCATTTTTTAATTTTTGAAAAAAAAATTAAGTTTCCAAAAAATACAAGTTTTGATAAAAAACTAAAGTTATTCAATAGTATTTATCACACTTGCAATGTGAGATAAAAACAAAAAAAGAACCAACAAAACCAAAAAACAATGACACTATTAAAGGAACTTGAAAGACTAAAAGTTAGTTCAGGTAATGCC